ATATCAGTAGGTAGGCCCAGTAAGCACACGCAAATTACATAATACTGAATACATGATACATTATACACTAACTATGTGATGATGTAAAGGTAATATTTGGTGCGTTTGTATGAGGTGATAGTGGTAACTGGTAGGAGGTAGGTGAAGTTGGTTTATTTAATGAACAAACTTTGTTGACGTAGTGTCATATCCCCAGGTTAAATAGTAGATGGCTGGGAACAAAGAAACCCCTCATAGATTGCTCTATGAAGGGCTTAGTGATTAGTATTGTCCTGCGTAGATTAAAGGGCTCTTGTACCCACAGCCGTAGATGCATCTTTCTTCTGAAGCCTTATACTGCCAGTCATGATCACAATCTCTATGACTGTAGTTGTCCTGATTTAGAACTGGGAATATAGTTCTACATTTAGGACATTTGCCAAAGGCCTCCAGACCGCACTTTGTGCAATAGATATTAGGCATGTTATCACCTCCTTTCAGTTGATTTTGGTTCTAGTAGTCATTTTGTAGGACTAGGGCAATTAGATGTTATTCGGTAGGTGTTTCGGTTACTTCGGTATTTTCCTCTTTAATAGTATCCTTCGCACGTTCGAGGATGCTAGCCCAAATTTCAGGGTTGTCAACAGCGATGATAGCCATCTCTTCGGACAATCCACTGTTCATTTGGAGTTGGATCTGCTCTTTACGGGTTTTGATCTGTTGTCCGATAGTTTGAGCAACAAAGGTTTTCCCGTCTAGCGCCTCAATTTCCTCTAGTGACAATTTTCTCCAAGGTCGCTGTCCGGCGATACCTCGATTAGAGCACAACCATGATTTAATCTCGGCATCGGTAGCAGTGGTAAAATCTATCGTTACCGATAGTGAAACCTTTTCATCATTGTCATTAGTGATAGATAGCGCATGTTTCACCTTGCCAATTAATTTCCCTAGTGTGTTTTCCATAGTGCGTAGTCCTTTCTAGCCCTAGCCCTACAAAACAACCACTATCAAATTGTCAAAGAACATATTTCATACTAGAATTACATTATACCTAACGTCAGGCATTTGTCAAATGAAATAATGAAAGGCACTAGGGGGAACTAACATCTGATAGCGCGCGGGTTAGTAGTCTCACATCTTAGCTGAAAATCTTAAACATTGTACCAAAATGTACGGTTCGTGCCTTGTATGGAGGTCGTTTATAATTTAAACGCACTTGGGAGCGTCTAATGAGGGATAGTTATAGGAGAGAAGAACGCCTGGGATTTTCGGGACATTTAGTAATAGTTTGCTTCTAATACTAAACGTACTGAAAATTGATTTGACATTGTGTTGTAGTTCTGTTATAATGGATGCTGAGTATTGGAGGAGAGATTGAGATATGCCTGAAGATAAGAAAAAGCCTGATGGTAGTTATATAATAAAGAATTTGAAAAAGCTACTGTCAGGTGAGGCTTTTGACGAAGTTCTTCCGCCAGAGAAGAGGAAGAGACCTAAACCTAAAAAGAAAAAAGTAGATAAACAGAAAAGGTTTTGGGATAGGTGAGGTTAGCTATGGAAAACGTACAGACAAGAAGTGGACTTTACGGATTTGACTTTAGGGAGCCAGATGGTAGGCGAGCTGAAGAAGGAGAACGTAAAACCTATGATATTCAGGCTATGTGGCAGAGAAGCCATGAGATAATTAATATGGCTGCCAGGGGATTTAAGCAAGTGCAGATCGCTAAGATCTTAGACATAGATCCTCAAACTGTCAGCAATACGCTTAATTCGACATTAGGTCAGCAAAAGCTGTCCGAGATCAGGGAGACCCGAGATGACGAGGCTAAGCGGGTAAATGAGAAGATTCGTGTGCTTACCGACAAGGCTTTAACAGTTTATAACGAGCTGTTTGATAATGAGATGGCTGATCCGGAGCTGAAGAAGAAAGTTGCGGACACAGTGGTTTTAGAGCTCAGCGGTCTCAGGGTTCCTACCAAGGTTCACAGTACTGGGGTGCACGCTGTCTTGACAAAAGATGAGTTGGACAGTTTTAAAGAGCGTGGGATTCAGGCTGGGAAAGAATCTGGTATGATAGTAGTTACACCTTTAAAAGTCGAGGAAGGTAAGAAGGAGGATCAGACATGCGAATTGCAAGAAACGTAGCAATTATCTTTGCAGGGCTATCGTTGCTGGCTTGTTCATACAATACCAGTTTGGTGAGAACCTCTTATAAAGTATTAGCAGCATCTCAGGCATCTTATGATACTTCAATGAAAGTTGCCAAGGATTTGAAGGACAGGGATTTGCTGGAGGTGAATGAGGTGTTTGATATTAGGAACGCTGCTGATACTTACTACAAGACCCATAATACTACGGCTGAGGCTCTGGCGAAGTATGTGGAGACAAAGTCTGCCGAGGGATTGGAGCAGTTGGAGAAACAACTTGGTCTGATCTCTGAGGCATTGATCGAGTTTCTTAAGGTCTTAAATCCGTATATAGGAGGTGACTAATTATGAACGCTTTAACCATAGCATTGATCGAAGCATTGTTGAAGTATGGTCCTGCGGGATTTATCGCTTTGATGAAGGGTCTGGATACATATGCTCCAACCCCTGAGCAGATAAGGTCCCTGAAAGTTCAACCACCTGAGTATTATCTAGGAGGTAAATGATGGTTAAGACAATCAGAGGTCTGGTTAGACCGTTGGTTGCAGCTGCCTTCGTCGGAACTACAGCCTGGCTTTTTCTCAAAGGACAGCTAGAAGCGAAGGATATCTTGCCAATAACTGGTATAGTTATTGGTTTCTATTTTGGAGAAAAGACTGCAGATAGAAGGAAGTCAGATGCCTAAGGTTTCAGTAATCATCGCTAATAGGAATGATACAGCTATGTTAGCTGTAACGATTAGATCTGTCATTGAGGAGCTTAAGCCTCTTGATGGTGAGATTGTCGTGGTTGATAATAGCGATCCTGAGGTGTATGAGCTACTTAAGAATATCATTCCTCAAGGGTATGTTGATGAGGGGTATATTAAGGTCTTTAGACAAGACTTCCCATGCCTGTTCACAGCTAGAGAGAAAGCTATTGAGGAATCATCTGGTGAATATGTAGTCTGTGTAGACAGCCACATGGTGATAGGTAGGAATATGATAGTTGATTTAGTCAGCTATATAGACTATCTAGGTTCAGCAAGCACAGGCTTTATCCATGCACCTATCAACTGGGCTCACCAACATGAGAAAAGGAGTAAGCATGATAGAGACATGACAGTTAATGAACTAGGAGACTGGAACCTGATGTATAGTTATCCAAGGACGATAACCTGGAAAGGTATGCCTTGGATATGTCGCAGGGATTGGTTCCTAGATAAGAATGGGCTAGGAGGTTATGGAGCTCTTAGTCATCACAAACTTTCATGGGGAGGAGGTGATATGCATATAGGGTTAAAACCCTGGTTACTTGGTTATAAGAATTGGGCTATTCCTACCAGTCCAGCTATCCACATAGGACCGTTTCCTAAGATAGACAGAATAAGCGATAATAAGAATGAAGTTAAAGTTACTAATGCTTTCAAGCGAGGAACTAAGTATAGGTTATGGTCTCAGTCGGGAGTTGGCCCTCATGCTATAGGTTTTCTAGTCTCATGTTATGTTTTGGGTGGAGAAGCTATGATGGTGAGGAATAAAGCTGCTATTACGGAAAGATTCGGCCAGTTCATAGATGTGGATAAGTGGTGGGGTAAAGCTATTGAAATGGGTGAGTATGAGAAAGAATGGCTTGATAGTAGGAAAGTTTTCTCTTTTGAAGGTCTGTTAGCGGCAAAACCTTGGGACGTACAACAGTTAGCAAAGGCCGTTTAATTAATAAACAATCTTATGACTAAAGACAAACAAACAGATGACATACTGTCCATGTGCAGTGTTAACACTCGTGTGACTGCAAAGACATTCTTCCCAGAGCGCTTTTACATGCCTTTTTCGGAAGAAGTCCACGGGCAGATATTTGATCTCATAGATGGACCTGATCAGAAAGTTGCTATTGCAGCGCCTAGAGGTTGGGGTAAGACTAGCATAGTCGCCCTGGGACTAATGGCAAGATACATCTTATTCCGACATACTGGTTTCATCTGCTACATTAACAAAAGCCACGATTCAGCCTCCCTCCAGACAGAAAACCTACGCCGAGAACTTGTATCAAATAGAGATATCAAGCACTTCTTCGGAGACTTCAAACAACGTGATGTGAATAAGAGTGAATTCGAGGAAGTCTTTAGCAAGAAAGCCTGGGTGGCTTTCGATACCCTTGTTTGGCCACGGGGTGCTGGACAGCAAGTTCGTGGAGTCCTATTCAAGAACGACCGACCTGGGTTGATTGTTATAGACGACCTCGAAGACCCAGATAAGATAGAAAATGATGAGATTAGGGCAGGATGGTATCAATGGCTTTATGCAGATGTTATTAAAGCTGTGCCGAGAATTGGTCCTGCTGCTAAGACTTGGAAGATAGTTTATATAGACACACTGAAGCATGAGGACTCTGTGTTGCAAAAGTTACTCGACTCTGACGAGTGGAAAAGTGTTAGACTCGAGGCCTGTGATGATGACTTTAAATCTACCGCTCCTGACTTTATGTCTGATGAAGACATAATGAAGGAGTGGGATGATCATGTTAAGGCTGGACAGACAGATGTGTTCTTTAGAGAGTTGAGGAACTTACCTATTTCAACAAAGGATTCTGCCTTCAGACAGGGGTATTTTAAGTATTATAACTTACCACTAGATCATGGGAAAAAGGAAACGGACTTGGCAACCACTGATGCTCAAGTCCAGCATAATAAGAGGATTGAAAGTGTAGTCATTGTCGACCCTGCAAAGACAGTCAAGATTCACAGCGCTGAAACTGCCATAGTCGGAATTGGAATAGATCTTACAAGTGCAAAGCTGTACGTTAGAGACGCTATTTCGGAAAAGATGTACCCAGATGAGATATACGATGCTATGTTTCAGATGGCTATAATGCTAGATGCAAAAGTGATCGGGG